AGTATCATCAGCAGAAATCCCATCCATTTTTAGATGAAGTTTTGCTTCATCAAGTGTCACGGGTTCTGATGCAGGTTCAGTATAAATAATATATGATTGTGCTATTGTCATTTTTTGCGTGTTGTTCGTTTTGCAGATTCTTTTGAAGTTGTCGTTTCTTTGGTTTTCCCTTTTGCAATCGGTTCACAGTAGCCAATTTCACAGAATTCAGTTCCTTGCGGAATGTCAATCTCATACTCCTGCCCTTTCTTATACACTTTCGCCTGTGTCGCTATTGTTCTTAAAAACTTGACTAACATAACCTTAAAGTTTAAAATTAATTAGCAGGATGTAAAGTCCTGCTAATGATTATTTTATGATGCTTGAACTAACAATTTCAAAGGAACACCGCCCGAAATCAAATTACCATCCAAGCGACGATAAGCGATATATCCATAATTCAATTCGTCTGCATAACGCTCACGCAATACCGAGATATTAATCCCGCCTGTGGTACGAACTGCATAACCATTGAAATCACCAAAAAGAAGCGTTTTCTTCGCGCTTGTAATTGCAGAATCCATATCCTGATTGATTTTCACTTCTTTCCCCATAATGAACATCGTTCCATCAGGACCAAACGAAATCGGATTGTAATTCTCTGCCGTAATCAATCCCAATTTGCGAATGTAAGAATGCACCGCATCATGACACATGAATTTCACGTTTTCACCCATTCGGTAAGAAGGATCAACTGAATAATACAAATCAATCAATTCCTCATGTGTGAACGCAGTCGCAGAAGCCGCTGTCTTTCCTGTTGTTGCTGCCGTAACAACACCATTAGGATTCGATGAACCGTCCCCTTTGGTCAAAGCTCCATTCGTAACTCTTGCAATACGTTGGCCTAACATTTCGGTCAAGTAGCGAGTCAAATCAACTTCTTCATCTTGCACCAGCTGCTCCGATACTTTCACCAAAGTAGCATAAGTGTAAGCTGATAAGTTAGTTACACCAAACGCCATGTCCGCAACCGTGACTGCTGATCCTTCCGTTTGTTTCGCTCCATCCGTTGCCGTATCGTCAATTTTTGGAAACGGTAAAATGTTTCCCGTTGATGTCGAAATTACTCGAGAAACACCCTCAACTTCTCCGATGAATTGTTTCGCAACATCAATCTCACCCAACCAACCTTCCGGTACAGTATAGCCACCTTTCGCATCAACAGTCGTTTGAACACTCGTTCCACGAGTTAAATACGGACGCAATAAAGCGTCAACACCTGCCATACCTCTACGTAAGTATTGATTGAAAGCACGAATCTTTAAGTCACCGCCTTTCGTGTCAAGTGTCAAATCCTTTTTGGTTTCGTATTCCGCTGCACGTTGTTGGAAAGATTCCGCAGAAGTAATTTGTCGTTCGATGTGAACCAAATCCGCTTCAATTTTTTCCGCTTTCGTTAAATCATCAGAAGAAACGGCACGCTTTTCCGTTTTTGCGACATCATAAACGCCCTTCATCTCATTGAATAACGATGCCTTTTTCGTTCTTAATTCTTGAATATTCATGTTAATATAGTTGATTATTAAAAATAAATTAGGCATGGATAAACAATGCCGCACTCAATATTTTACTTCGCAATTGACCATCAAAATCAACGGTCTGCGTTTCGCTTTCTTCCTTTGTTTCCGTTAACTGCTCCAAACTTCTTACCGCCACACTCGCATCAGCATAAGCAGGATACGTCACAGGCGACACATCGAAAAGGCGTTTCACCTTATTAATCGTCCGATAGGTTTTCCCGTCACGTTTTTCCCAAGTGTCCCGTTCTACCGTAAAACCAAAACTTGATTGACTAATATCGCCCCTTTTAATCATTTCCAAAAGGTCGTTTCCTGCCGAAGTGTTCGGCGAATCGAATTCATATTTCAAACCCTTTTCATCTTCCAACAACCGCAACGTTCCCGAAGTTGACCGAGCCAAAATGTGATTCGCATCATGGTTGAACAATGCACGAACATCAGAAACCACCAAAGCATCAGCGAAAGCACCGACCGCAACTCTTTCTGTAAAGCCGCCCAAATCTTCCGAATCAGAATTAAAAACAGCAGCATAGCCCGTCACCGTTCTACTTTCTTCACCTTCCGCCATTCGGATTTCAATCACTCGCTTTTCCACACCTTTAGCAGGTGTTGGCTTTTTAAATGGAGCGCTTGACCTTGCACTTATTTCACCCGTTGGGATATAACTTTCTTCAACTTTTTCCCAAGTTGACTTATCTGAAAAAGAAATTGAATTATCATCATTCAAAGTCCAAATCAAACTATAAAAACACATATCAAACCTGCGATTGCAAATCATTCTTCCATCTGAAAAAATACGGTACGGATAATATTCAGTTTGCGAACGATACGGTTCATTGTAAAAAAACAACATCCCAAATGTTTCATCAATAAGCCTTGATAACTCATTCATTTCCAACTCTCTCTTTTCAACTTTACTCATCTTTCTCGTTTTTATTTTCACCAATACCTTCCATGTTTAAAGGACGATAATAAACGTCACCGCCTTCATAAGTCGGCAGACCTTCCGCCTTCCGAATCTCGTTTGGAGAAATAGAAGATATTTGGAAAAGTTGATTGTAAAAAGCTGCCCGAGCGCTCATGTCTCCCCGTTTCAACCCGTCTAAATCAAACATAATATCTTTATCAGCTGAATCTGCTTTGCTTATTAATTTTCGTTTCAATTCACTTTCAATCCGCTCTAAATACAGCGTCAAAGTATGCTGAACCCAAACCGCATTCATTACCTCAATGTTATTAAACGTTGCACGGTCTAATGAAAAAAGCAAGTGTAGGGGAATTCCCCAAATTCTCGCAACTTCTTCCACTTGAAACTTTCTTGCTTCGATTAGTTGAGATTCTTGCGGACGTGAACCGATCGGCACATACTTAAACCCTAAGTCTAAAACTGCCGTTGAATTACGATTATCTCCGCCATACTTCCGTTTCCAATCAGTTGCAATAGCGTTCTTCTGCTCTTGATTTAATTTTAAATCAGATTGTAATACACCCGAAATCTGTCCACCATTTCCGAAATAAGTTGCAGCGAAATCATTAGAAGCCAAAGAGATTCCAAGATTTTCCGCATGAACCTGAATCACATTTTTTCCCCATAGCGGATTATCACCAAATCCAACGACATGGATCACATCATCAGCAAACAAAGGCAACTCGATCCCGTCAACTTTATACATCAGCGTGTTTTGAAAAATGATTGGTTTCACGGGTGTAGTTGGTAATTCCAACCCAACAGGATTCGACATTTCATCACGTTTGATGAATGCAATTCCGTTGCCTTGCTTGCACAAATTCAAAAGTAACCGTTCCCAAAAAACAAACTTTGAATATAATGGAGAAGGGTTATTTAATAAAAAAGTAATTGGATCATCTTTCACAAAAGAACGACCCGAATCCAAATGACGATAAACGCCAATCGGTAGGCTTGCGACCGTTCCACTAATCAATGACGTTGCCCGCCACGCTGCTGAAATCGAATCAGTTGAATCTGACGTAACAGAAGCACCGCTTTTGTTAGAATTACCCGAATTAAGCCATTGAACCAAGTTTGTATTTGGATTCTCTAAGCTGCTCCGACTTTCCCTCACGCCTAAAACTCTACTCAACCAACTCATACCTATATTTTATACAAATGTTAACCCCCAATTTTCGGGAAGTGAAGGATCATCTTTAACAGATAAGTGTGCAGCTTTCGCCATTACACCTGCCACCGCTCCATCAATCTTTTCCTTACTTTTCGATTTTGATGGTTTACAATTTTCATTATTTATCATCAATAATTAAAGTCACGTTTTGAAAATTCCAAGTCAGCACTTCATTATTAAAATGTTGATGCCGATAATTGATAATTTCCCGTTCAAGTGCTTTGGTTGGCCCTGATAAAGACCCCATGGTTTGTGAAATGGTAAAGAATCTATCAAATCCCTCATCTTCCACCATCGTTTCAATCGAGCGAATATTCCAAGGATCAGCATTGATCGCTTTCACATTATATATTTGACATAACTTTTTAATGTCATTCCATATAATTGCGTAATCCGTTGCATTGCCTTCCGTTGTCTTAATTAAACCCTGCTCAACCCATTCCAAATACTTGACATTATCCTTTTTGGTCCTTTCATAAGCCGCATTCTCGGGAATCCAAAACCAACACAAAGAAGCTGATTCGCCATTCGGAAGCGGAAAGTAAAGATAGAACGCACTCAAATCCGATACACTCGCCAAATCTAAACCGCCGTAACAATCCAAACCTTTCAAAGATTCTTTCGTGACGTGTGACATTATATCAGCAGACTTTTTCCACTTCTCAATACTTATCCATTGCGTTTCCGAATTTGTCCAAATATTCAGATTCTTAACTTTAAAAGATAGC